AAGACAGATAGAGAACAATCTTTTAAAGCGTATGTACAAATCTTAAATCCTGTATTAAAATTAAAGGATAAAGAAATTGAAGTACTCTCCAGCTTTGTATCTATTTGGTATAAAAACAAAAACAATAAAGATATTGATAAACTACTTTTTTCTACTCCTGTTAGAAAAATGGTTAGAAAATCTATAGATATGTCTGAAGCTTCTTTTAATAATCATATTACTATGCTTAGAAAAAAGAAAATGATCGTAGAAAAAAGGTTAAACCCTAATATTCTAACTGGTATTAAGGATACAGGAATTGAAATAACTTATAAAATACAGTGGACAAGTTAATTAAAAAACTTTCAAAAAAGTATGGAATAAGTGAGTTTAAAGTTGAGCTTATTATTAAATCCCAGTTTGGTTTATTAAAAGATATGATAGAAGACGGAGATTTTAAAGCTTTACGAGTAAAACATTTTGGTATGTTTACAGTTAAAAAGAATAGGTTTAAATATTATAAAAATGGAGAAAAAAAAGAATAAATCAATTCCCGAAAAAGACGATAGAAGTCCAGGGGCTAAAATAAGTGAAATATTTAACGGTTGGAAGAACGTAGTATTTCCAAACGAGCATGTAGAAAAAATTGCTAAAGCAAGAGCTTCTATATGTGCAGAGTGCGAACATAATATTAAAAACAGATGTGCAAAATGTGGTTGCCCATTAATTGCTAAGACAAGATCAATGCAATCACACTGCCCAATTAAAAAATGGTAAACATGATTAATTACGAACCTTTAGGACAACACATAGTTGTTGAAATGCCAAATGTGGCGAAAGAAACAGATAGCGGGATTATTAAATCTGAGTCTATGCTGAAAGAAGAAAGAGAAAAAAAAGATGGGCATGCTAAAGTTGTAGCAGTTAGCCAAGAGGTTAAAAATGTAAAAGTTGGAGATACGGTAATACCAAAAGGCCAAGGATTTATGGTTATGGTAGAAGAAACTGAATATTTCCAAATGAACATGTATGATGTTTTAGGTATTGTAAAATGATACTAGAAGGATTTGATACAGATGTAAACTTCTGGAAATTACATCCTCAATTAAAAGTCCCCCTCCCGTTTGCTGCTATCTATAAAGATGATAGGAGCAAAACAAAAGGCAAAAGCTCACAGATAATGTGGGCTATTGCTCTTTTAGTGGACCCTGATTCTAAATTTTCTAATATTTCTTACCCCACTCGAAAAGATATAATTGCTAAAGATCATCTTAAAGATGAAAAGTTTGATTGGAGTAAATATAAAGAAGCAATGGTTTATTATGAAAGATCTTTAGTTAGTCCTGCTAAAAGACAACTAATGGTGTGGAATAAAAAGATGGACGAAAAAACATTGTACCTAGATACACTTACTTATGAAGATAATGCAGATACTATCGAAGGACTACTTAAAACAAATGTTAAATTGTTTGAGGATTATGAACGTCTTCTTAAACTCGTGGATAAAGAAACTAACGAAGGTTCTACAAAAGGTGGAGCCGAGGAGTCAGCGTCTGAGAAAGGATTAATATGATTATTAATAAAGCAGCTTTTTTACTTAAAGAGATACCTCAGTTTCATCCAGCTAGTGAGGAGTACTTGCTATTTTGGAGAGAAGAAAAAAAGAGGTGTATAGAAGGTTACTGGGTAGGCGGAGTATGGATGCCAGGTAACCTTTACTTTTATGTAAATTTCTGGACAATACTTCTTAATAAGACTGCGCATTCTAAAACTAAAACTCCTGGCAAGCCATTTCTTAGAGATCTTGAGTGGGAGTTTTTTTATAATTGGTGTGAAGCTCGTGGGTTTTCAGGATTTGAAGATGATAAAGAGTTTACTTGTGATAGAGAATTTATAGGAAAAGAAAACTATGTGCCTGCTGCAGAATATATGCGTAGGACACATAAAAAGAATTTAGGCAGACCTTTATGGGAAAATGAAGCTAAAAACTTTATGATGATGGGGAGCCGTGGGTTTGGTAAATCCTATTCTGTTGCAGGAGGTGTAGCAGGGCATGAGTTTGTTTTTGATGGAATGAAATCATATGATCCTGAGTTGATAAAAAACCCACCATCTACAGAAATTGTAGTGGGAGCAGGTGATGCTAAATACTCTGGAGACATACTAAAAAAGACACAGTTTGGATTGGATAATTTACCTGGTGGAATTGAAATTGGAAATAAGTTTTTTCCTTCGCCTTTCGCTAAACAATATGGTGGTAGCTGGTACTCTGGTAAAGAAGTTATTGCAGAGTATAAAAAGAAACTTGGTGGGACTTGGAAAGTAATGGGTAGTAAATCCAAGATTAAACATAGAACATTTAAAGATAACGCATTTGCTGCCAATGGTACTCGTCCTGCTGTAATGGTAATGGAAGAGATTGGAATGTTTAGTAATCTTAAAGCATCCCATGAAGCATCTGTAGAATGTATGAAAAATGGTGCATATAAGTTTGGAAGCTGTATGTATCTTGGTACAGGTGGTGATATGGAAGGTGGAGGTACTGTAGATGCAAGAGATATGTTCTACAATCCAGATGTATATGATATGATCTCATTTGATGATGAATGGGAAGATAAAGGAAAGATCTCTTATTTTGTACCTGCGTATAGAGGGTTAAATCAATTTAAAGATGATAATGGGAATACAAAAGAAGAGCCTGCTAGAGAATATCTAGATAAGTTTAGAGACAAGCTTAAGGAAGGTAAAAACTCAAGAAGTGCTCTTGATGCAGAACTGCAAAACAGACCACTTGTTCCCTCAGAAGTATTCCTTACTCGTACAGGTAACTTATTTCCAGTGGCAGATCTTCTTACTAGACTTTCTGAACTAGAAGTATCTAACAAAGAACGCAACCATGATTATATAGGAGAATTGTATATTGATGCTTCTGAAAAAAAGGTACAATGGAAACCTAATGCAAAATTAAAGCCAATCTATAATTTTCCAATAAGAGGTAATGAAGATTTATCTGGATGTGTAATTATATACGAAATGCCTTATGTAGATAAAGACGGTGATATTCCATATGGCATGTATCTTGCAGGTACAGATCCTTATGATCATGATGAATCTACAACATCTTCTTTAGGTTCTACATTTATTATTAATAAACTTACAAATCGTATTGTAGCAGAATATACTGCAAGACCAGAAACTGCTAATCAGTATTACGAAAATGTTAGACGTCTTTTAAAGTTTTATAATGCTAAGTGTTTGTATGAGAATGAAAGAAAAGGATTGTTTCAATATTTAGAACATAAACATGAAACTTATCTTTTAGCAGACCAACCTGAAATTATAAAAGATGTAATTCAACACAGTAAAGTTCAAAGGCAAAAAGGTATGCATATGTCTAAACCTTTGAAACTATACGGGGAAGAGCTTATTAAGATGTGGTTATTAGAACCTTATGAGAATGAAGGTTTATTAAATTTACATAAAATAAGAAGTGTAGCTCTTCTTAAAGAGTTGATAGCTTATAATGATACAGGAAACTTTGATAGGGTGATGGCATTTATGATGATTGTGTATCATTTAGAAGAAGTGAAAAAAATTAAAGTAGAAAAAGAAAAAAAGGTTTCTACAATATATGATCAAGGATTTTGGAATAAATCGCTATTTCTAAAAAAGAAAAAAAAGTTTTAGCTATAAAAGTCTAAAGTAAAAATCTAATTTTCTAGATTATTGTTTGGAACCTAAGTTAAAATTTATATTTTTGTCCTTTAATTCGCGAATTTAAAAAATACTAATAATATGGCAACAGTAAATGTAACACTATCTCTTTCGAGTACAGACTTGTTTGCAAAGCAAAATATAAGTTTTACCGAATCAGATATATTATCTCCTGCAGGAGCTCAACAATTAGTGGGGAAATTAGAAGTCCCTGCATCTGGCAAAAGTAATATAGCTCTAGCAGCTTTAGCTGGAACAAATGATTTAGCATACGTTTTTTTACACAATTTAAGTTCTACTGCTGACGAATACGTTAAAGTAGGATTATGTGCAGCTCACGGTACAGACTCAGCATCAGGTGACTGGTTTGCAGTTTTAGGGCCTGGCGAGTTTATGTTCATGCCTATCTCTGATATGCAAGATATAGATTTAGAATCTAATGGTAGTGCAACTCCTGCAGTTGAGTATGTTCTAATGGAGAAAGCAGCATAATTTTAAAAGTATAACGATATGGCAAACGCAACTTTAAAAGCAACTTTTAGCATCAGCAGTTCAAACCTGTTTGATACTATTAGTATAGCTAAAACAGTGACAAACTCACTGACAATTAATGGTGATAACCGACAAGGGTTAACAACTATGGTAACTAGTACTGGATACGCAGACATAAATGTAGAAGCGCTATCAGGTTCAACAGCAGGTGGTAAAAAAGCATATGTATATATTAAAAATCCAGACACTACAAATGATTTAATATTTGCAGATGATGGAGATCAAATATTTTGCAGACTAGCTCCAGGCGAGTTTGCTTTTTACCCAACAGCAGATAATACCAAAATACAAGTAAAATCTTCAGCAGCAACTCCAATCGTAGAGTTTATGCTATTAGAAGTAGACTAAAAATAATTTATGCCGCGTATAGACTTTCCTAGACAAAAATTGAGTCGAAGAAAAAAGACTCAAAAATGGGGAGAGGAATGCATCGAAGCTGGATTAGGCTTAGTAGGTATTTACGATCATACAAGACGTAGTTCTCGCTTTAAGAAAAAGCGGAACTACGATCTTTATAATGGTAAGTTCGACAAGAAAGATCTAGAGTATGTAACCGATCCTCTTGGATTAGGTGGAGTTGCAGAACTTCCAGCTACTCTTCAATACTACGATGTAGTATCTCCTATATTTAATCTGCTTTTTGGTGAAGAAGCTAAAAGAGCTTTTAGTGTTATAGTTAGATCTATAAACGAAGAAGCAATATCTTCCAAAGAGTCTGAAAAGAAAGATGCAATTGTGTCTTTATTTAAAGGGTTAATGCAGCAATCAATGGATCAGTTTATGCAGGGCCAACAGCCTGCGCAGTCTGAGCAAGAACAACAACAACTTTTACAACAAGCAGAAGCTAACATACCTGAAGAGTTAAAACGTATTGAAAAATATTTCAACTACGATTTTCAAGATATGAATGAATCTGTAGCAAATAAACTTTTAAATTTTCTTGAAAGAGAGCAAAGTTTAAAAGTAAAGTTTGCTAAAGGGTGGGAAGACGCTTTAATTGCTGGAGAAGAAATTTATTGTATTGAGCAAATAGCTCAAGAGCCTACAGTTAGGCGTGTAAATCCTCTAGAGTTTTATTGTTTACTTCCGCACAATGAAGATTTTGTAGATAATGCAGATGTAATAGTTGAAGATACTTTTATGTCTCTTAATAGTATAATAGATAACTATTATGAAGATCTTACTCCTGCTCAAATAGATAAGCTAGAAAAAGAACAAGGGAATAGAAGTTCAATAGAAAGTAAAAATCTATTAAACTATCCTAGCCCTGAAAAGCTATTTATTGAAAATAGAGATGGAGAACAAGGTAATGTATTTAACCACTACGATCAAGATGGTAATATCCGAGTTACAAAAGTAGTTTGGAAATCTATGCGTAAAATAGGTAAGTTATCTTATTTTGACGAGCAAGGCATGCCTCAAGAAACAGTAGTTTCTGAAACCTATAAAATTGATGAAGCTTTAGGTGAATCAATTGAATGGATGTGGATTAGTGAGTATTGGGAAGGAACCAAAATTGGTGAGAACACATATTTAAATATTAGAGTAAGACCACAGCAATTTAGACACATGGATAACTTATCTACATGTAGCTCTGGATATGTTGGAACAATTTATAACGCAAACAATGCGCAATCTGTTTCTTTAATGGATAGATTAGTACCGTGGGTATATATGTATATTACTTTATGGTATAGACTTGAATTAGCTATCGCAGCTAACCAAGGTAAAATTGCACTTATAGATTTGTCACTAGTTCCTGATGGCTGGGAAATAGAAAAGTGGATGTACTACGCACAATCAATGAAGTTTGGTTTTGTAGATTCTTTTAACGAAGGTAAAAAAGGACAGTCCACTGGTAAACTTGCAGGTAATATATCTACACAAAATAAAGTGATAGATATGGAAACTGGTAATCATATACAGCAACATATACAACTGTTAGAATTTACAGAGCAAAAGATAGGTAATTTAGCAGGAGTTACTCCTCAAAGAATGGGAGCAGTTTCTAGTTCTGAGTTAGTAGGTAATGTAGAAAGAGCTGTAGTGCAATCTTCTCATATCACTGAAAAATGGTATGAAGTGCACAATCAAACAAAGGTTAGAGTAATGGAGGCTTTATTAAATGTAGCAAAAGATGTTTATAAAGGTAAAACTAAAAGACTTCAATATATGACTGACGAGTTTGCAAATGTATTCTTTAAATTAAACGGAGATGACTTTGCTAATTCTGAATATGGATTATTCTTATCTAACTCAGCAAAAGACAATATGGCAATAGAAGCGCTTAAGCAACTTACGCATGCAGCTCTTCAGAACGATAAAATGACATTATCTGATGTGGTACAAATTTATAACGCAAGCTCTCTTGCAGACTTACGACAAAATCTTAAAGTCTCTGAAGCTGAAGCGCAACAAAGATTACAATCTCAACAACAACAGCAAAGCGAATTGCAAATGCAACAAATGCAAATGCAACAGCAAGCAGAGCAACAAAAGCTCCAACTAGAGATTGAAAAAGAAAATAGAGAAGATGCTAGAAATGCAGATGATAATCGTACTAAAGTAGAAATTGCTTTAATAAATGCAGATAGCAAAGCTATGGATCGAGACGCTAATGATAACGGTATTAGAGATGATATTGATTTAGCTAAATTACAACTCGAACGAGAGAAGCTTAACCAGAAGACTACTGAAACTCAAGACAAGATGAAACTTGAAAGAGATAAGTTAACTTCTAAAGAACAGATAGAAAAAGCTAAAATTAATAAACCAGATAAAAAAGTATAATCTGCAAAATTATATTTTAGCTATAAAATACAAAAAAATTCGTACGCACTGGGGTGACAAAGTGTTGTACAATAACTTAAATTAATTATTTTTGTCACTTAATAAACTAAAATTCTATGGCAATAGGAGAAGATAATATTTTAGATGGATTGGATTTAAGTGTACTAGATAGTATCACTACAAATCCAAAAGCAGAGGAAAAGCAGACAGAAGCTGCAGGTGTAGAAGCTAAAAAAGATGAAGAGCCTGGTGTTTTTAATCCCGAAGGAGGATTAAAAATACAAGAAGTTGATGAGCTGCCTAGTACAGAAGAAGTAAAAGAAGTTGAAGAAGTTAAAGAAACTCTTGATGAACCTCAAGGAGAAAATATTGAAGAGGATAAAAAGGAAGAAGTTTCAGAAACACCTGAAGCAAGCGAAACTGAATCTACAGAAGAAGAGGAAGAAGAGCTTAATCCAATCAGAGTGTTTGCAGAACTACAAAGAGATCAAGGTTTAATTGATTTCAATGACGATGACTTTGAAGATTCTGAAGAATGGTTGTTAGGCCGAGTGCAAGAAACCATTAATGAAAAAGTTAAAGAGTATAAAGATAATATGCCTGATGAGATTAAATATCTTTTAGAAAATTATGAAGCAGGTGTAAATATGTATGATCTACTAAATATTGGAGCTACTGAACAATCTTATGAAAAAATTACAGAAGATAGTTTAAAAGATAACTTAGGTCTCCAAAAAATGTTAGTAAAAGATCTCTTAGCTAAAAGCGGATGGAGTGAAGAAAGAATTACTCGTAAGCTAGAGCGATACGAAGATACTGGAGTATTACAAGATGAAGCTGAAGATGCTTTAGCTTCTTTGAAAGAAATTCAAGTACAAGAAAAAGAGAATCTTATTAAGACTCAAAAAGAAGAGCAGAAACAAAGAGTTCAAGCTCATGAACAATGGCTTGGAGAGCTTAAAGATCATATAGGAAAAAAAGAAGAAATTTTACCTGGATTTAAATTGTCTCCTAAAGATAAAGACAATTTATATAAAGGTATAACTAAATTAGACAGACAGGGTAAAAACGAAATCATGAGATTACGTGAAAAAGATCCTGAGTTTGATTTAAAAATAGCATATTTAGCGACAGTCCTAAAGTGGGATTTTTCAGCGTTTGAACGTCAGTCAACAACTAAATCAACACGGAAGTTGGCAGACGCGATTAAGAGTACGAAAAAAACTGGTTCCAGACCAAGTAGAGGTACTTCAAATAATGTTGATTTTGACACTATGAGAAAATCTCTACGATAGGGAGCTATTTATTTATAAACAACAAGTAATAATTAAATTAATTAAAAATGGCAACAAACGCAATTAGTTCATTACAATTGTATTCTCCTAAAAGTTGGTCTGGTTTAACAACAGAAAACCATCTAGGGAGTGTATTCGCACAAGAACCAACTTTGGTATCTAATATCATTAGTAGAGTTTTTGGCCTAAACCAATACGCTGGTTTAGATTATTTTTTATCAATCGGTGGATCGGAGCAAGAGCTTCCAGATGACAACGATTTTGAATGGTACCTAAAAGGAGATGACGAAAAAGCGTTACCTCTTACTGCAACTGTAACAGGTGGTAAAAACGGTAACATTATCAATATAAAATTAGGTGAAAAGTATTTCGCAAAAACTGATAAACTTATCTTAGATGATGGTGAAACAGCGGTACGTGTAATGCAAGAACCTTACATGGAAGGTACAGACTGGGTATACCCATGTCAAGCAATGGTATTCTCTGCATCTGATATTGCATCGTCTTTATTGACTGCAGGATCTAAAGTAAGTAAAGAATATTCTCCACAAGAAAGAACATTGAACAGAACTTATGGTGAAACAAGCTATACTTCTCCGTTCAAAATGCGTAATGCAATGTCTTTCTTATCTAAGACTTATACTATTCCTGGTAACATGCACCAACGTCCGTTAGTAATTGAGATGATGGATCCTAAGTCTAACAAGACTTCTAAGATTTGGACTCAATATGCTGAATGGGAGTTTATGTGTCAGTGGGCTAAAGAGAAAGAACGTATGTTATGGTTCTCTAAGTCTAACAAACAAGCGAACGGTACTTACAATATGTATGGTGATTCTGGTACTCCGATTATCGAAGGTGCTGGTATCCGTGAGCAAATTTCACCTTCTTACAAATTTAACTATAACGAGTTTACAATTGATTTCTTAGAAGATGTATTATTGAACTTATCTATTAACATTCTTCCAGAAGATCAACGTCACTTCGTTGCCTTTACAGGAGAGCGTGGTATGGTTCAATTCCACAGAGCACTAGAAAATCATGCAGCTCGTTTCCAACCATTAGATTCTAAAAGAATCTCTGGTGATGGACAAAATTTAGGATTCAAAGGTCAGTATAGAGAATTCATGGGCCCACAAGGGATCAAGTTTACTTTAGTTCACTTACCAATGTATGATAACGAAGTTCGTAACCGTATTGCACACCCTAAAGGTGGTTATACTGAATCTTACCGTTATACTATCCTTAACATGGGTACTTCAGGTGGTGAGAAAAACATTCGTAGAGTATATCCTAAAGGACGTAAGGAATTAATGTGGCACGTAGCTGGTTCTACTTCTCCACTTGGTCCAAACACTGCGTTTTCTAAAGGATCTGCATCTGCAGTAGATGGTTATCAATTATTCGCTCAAGCTCAACAAGGTGTGCTTATTGCAAACCCAATGTCTTGTGCAGAATTGATTTACAACTCTACTGTCTGATAAATATATAAATTAATATAAACACAAAAGAAGATGGCAAAAGCAAAAAAAGCTACCACAGAAGAAGTATCTACTTCTACCACTATGGTTAAGGAAAATGAAAGTGTTTTTAAAAATGACAGAGTTACGTTAAAACCTATTAAGAAAAATGGATGGCTTCCCGACGATCACGACGGGAGCATCCGTTATTCTAAATGTTTTGAGAGATTAACAGTTCAATCTCAACGTGGTACTGGAGTTCTGAATACTGGACTAACTGATGAAGACGAACGTCGACTTGAGAGAAAAATGAATATGTCTCAAGGAACGCTTTCTAGATACAATAAAGACTATTGGAATAAATTCTATATAGATGTACCTAAAGAAGGGAGAGAGTTAGACTTAGCAAATCCAAAAGATGAACTAACCTACTTTGTTTTAAAAGCTCACCAAAGAGTTGCAAACTCTGAAATGGAAAGATTTGATTCTCCATTTGCAGAATATGTAATGACTTCAGTTGAGCAAGAAGCTAAAGTAGAAAATAAGAAATCTAAACTTAAGCGTAAAGCGTATAAAGTATTTAGTAATATGAGCACTACAGAAATGAAAGATGTTCTTAAAGTTATGGGTAAACGAGTTGGAGACGATGCGTCTGTAGATTTCGTTGAATCACAACTGGATAAAATCGTAACAGAAAGTCCTGAGCAATTTCTTACTACTGTAGAAGATCCAACATTTGAAATGAGAGCATTTATTGATGATTGTTTGTCTTTAAGAGTTCTTGTGAAAAATGGTACTAAATATCAGCTTCCTGGTGGAGATACTGTAGGTTATACACTTGAGCAAACGATTGAATATTTAAAAAATCCTGACAATCAGGAAGTGTATTTAGATTTAAAAGGTAAATTGTCTATAGGAAAATAGTATGACGATAGCTCAAATGCATAATGAATTTAAACTATTACTGGATAAAGGTGATTCAGGAGATGCTCCTTCATTTTTAGATTCAGAAATAGATTCGTTTTTAAATATGGCGATTGATAAATTTGTTACGCAACGAATGTATGGAGCTAATCGTAAACGAACAGGTTTTGAAGAAGATGCAAAACGCAGAGATGATCTTCGTAATTTAATTACTAATAATAGAATAGTTATTCTTTCAGACGAATTAAGTGAAGATGATGGAAGCTTGCCTAACGGTAATTTTGCGTCTTTACCTAAAAATTATAGACATATGGTATCAGAGTTTGTTATAGCAGAGCACCCGTCTTTTTCTGGGATAGATGCTTCTAATGTTTATAGCGAAGCTGAAAATCAAAAAGTTATAAATGCCACTGCTTTAACGTATGACAGATATAATAAAATAGTTAATGATCCTTTTAATAAACCAGATTTAAACACTGTGTACAGATTAGGTTATTCTAATTCTGGTGAGCAACAGCAAGTTGAATTAATACATCATCCAGATGTAGTGCTAAAAGAATATAATATAAGATATATTCGGTCAGCAGTAACTGTAAGTTTATCTGATAATACAAATAGTGATTTAGCTGAACACACGCACAGAGAGATTGTTAGAATGGCTGTCTTAGATGCTTTAGAAAATGTAGAGCAACCAAGATACCAATCAAGTAAAATAGAACTTAACGAAATAGAATAAATAAAATGGCAAGAACAGCAAAAATAACAAATGCCAATGTAGGACCTCTTAAAAATGTAAGAGGTGCAGTTGGTAATACTCCCGTTCGAGCGCAGGACTTTAACACCTTAATAGGAGATCATGTCAGTCAATCTGATGCAAGTGATCAAACTATTGTAGGTGATTTAGTTTCTCACAAGTCTTCAGGAGCAATTGGGAAATCAATTGCAAATGCGGCTTCTTCTGGCGTAGGGGTTCACGAAATGTACGAGGTAGTTAGTTTATCTACATCTGATAACAATGACGTATCTGCATCTTTATCTAAAAAACTTCCTGCGGGATGTGTAGTAATTGAAGCAGGTTTAACTGTTGTAGAAATTGCAACTTCTGCTCACGGAGATGTAGCTCTTGAAGTGCACAGTGCAGCAGTAGCTGACGATGCTGCTTCAGCAGGTACAGAAATTGTAGGTGCAAATGTTGCAGGCGATGTTTCTATACCAGATGCTAATTTAGATGCATCTAGCGCAGGAGTTGTTGGCGAATCTGTATTTGGTAATTTACCAGTAGACAGAGGAACAGATGCAACTTTTTTCCACGTATGTACTAAAGAAGATTGCTCTTCAATGACAGGAACACCTAAAGTAGGAGTTTATGTTAAGTGGATAGGCGGAGCAGCAATCACAATATAATTAATTTTTAAAATAGAAAACAAATGTTTAAAACAGATAATTCACTACATGTATTTGTAGGACGAAATAACGCAGGCGCGTATGTTAAAGCAAACGACGCAACAGGAGCAGCAGCAGGAGATGTAATCATCGTTGACGAAAATGGAGATGACTTTGCAGGATTAATTTCAGGAGACTTTAAAATTGGACAAAAAGATGCTGGCGGAAGCTGGAGATTTACACCATTATTAAACTTTGCAGATGCTACTGTAAAAGGTGCTATAAAAGCTACTAGATACCAACAAGTATCTACTTTAGATTTATGTGATGATACTCCAAATACTCGTTATATTGTAAGACTTAATTTTACAAATAACGTAGAATTATTCTCAGAGCAATCTGATCAGTATTTCTTTGAGTATACAACTGGTGATACAGTTACAGCTGGAGAAGTTATGGCTAAGTTTGTAGCTAAAATTAACGCTGAAGAAGGGTGTAAAGATAAAGTTGTAGCAGCAGCTGTAGGTACTGATGGTATGACTCTTACAGGGTTAGCTCAAACTTGGTCTTTAGGTTTACACAAAGACACTGTAGTATCTTTTGATGTTACTATTGATGGATTTGTATCTACTGCTACTAATGTATTAACTACAGCTCCAGATCCAGGAAGTGGACAAGGACGTGCAATTGCAGAATTAGAGTGGTTTGGTGTAGGTGCTTCAGGAGCTCCTTACCGTCACGGTTCTGTTCCTAGTAATCAAGACTTAGTTACTTTGTATGCTGATTCAGGCGCGCAATACGGTGTAGTTTCTTTAGACTGCAAAATGGCAGCTCCTAACCATGCAGTAGCAGGTTCAGGACAAGGAAGATGTCAAGTTGTTATAGCTTTAATTACTGGTTCAACCGCAGCTGCAGCAGCTAACACTGCATTAGGTGTTACTTGGATAGACTAATTTTAACTTACTTATAATAATCAAAGGGCAGGCAGCTTATCTGTCTGCCCTTTTTTAATACTTACCTATGCCTTTAGATATAAAACTTGATTTATATACTGCTAACGACTGTTCAGATTTAATGGTTAGAGATGTTACAGGAGATTATTCTGAAGCCAACCCAGGAGGTTGGGGAGGTTTTAATGCTCCTGCAAGTTCAGGTACTGTTAATATTATAGTTACAATGATTATCGAAATTAGGATTTCCCCTACAGAAACTCGTACACTAGAAGTAGTAGTAAATGATCACTCTATTTATATAGCAAATGATTCTTCAATTCAAGGTACAAGTGCATATGCGGGTGAATTTGTAACCCCAAATGAAAATTCTTTAAGACAATTTAAATTAAAAATTGGCTCACAAGCATTGTTTGGTAAATTACTTGCAGAACTTGATGGTAATTATAGTTCATATGGATTAACAAATAACGAGAAAGTTTTTGCAATAAATCAGCTAAGTGGTAACCTGCCTGAAGGGCAAATACAGTATGAGGAACTGTTTCCTTTTTTTACTTTAATTAAAGATGCTATTTACAAAGCTACTCCTACATATATAAATTCAGAAGGAGATCAATTTATAGGGCAGCCTGTCCAGCTTAATAACGTATGTTTAACACAAAAAATGGTAGATGAATTTGCTGCTCAAACAGATTTTAGATGTGAAGATTGTGATGATACAGATGTAGATCAAGTTAGTTTAGCTTATAGTTTATTAGAAGCATTAAAAAATATTTAATGGAACTATACAAAGAGATAAGTTACGGTTTTGAAAAAAAGTTTCGTTCGGCTTTAGAAGAGTTTCCAAAAGAATTTTCTGATTATAACGATGTAGCCACTGCTTTTATTGATTACAATCCAAATGAAGATTCTTTATTAGTATTTAAACCTATAACTATACCTATTGTTTTTCACGTAGTTTTTGATAGAGTAGAAAATGATATATCTTTTGTTGCTATTAAAAGAATGTTATCAGAGTTAAATTCAATTTATTCTAAATTTAAAATAAATTTTGAATTAGCCACCCATTCTGAAAAAGGGGAAAAATTAAGAGAACCTGGGGTAGCTAGACATGATTGGATAAATAAAAGTTGGACTTCACGTAGAGGACAAACTAGGTTTTATAGAAATTGGGGAGTTGCAATTTCTCCTACATCTAAAGAAAATCTTTTTTTAGATACTGAAGATTTAAAAAAACAATTAGGATGGTCTCCAAGAGAGTACTTTAATGTTTATTTAGTAAACGTTATTAGAGGAGAAAACTCTCTTAAATATTCAGATACTGTAAATTCTGTAACTTCTGAAATAACAGAAAATTTAAATTCTTTTGGAATAGTAATTCCTTTTTATGCGTTGCCCCAAGAAGATTTACAATATGTATATGAAGAACAACCCTCTGAAGATGATTATGAGTCTTTTCAAGGCGTTTATAGCCACGTAGATATGTATGATGTATCTAAAGGTAATATTCCTAGTTTATATGACTTAGAGCCTATAAATACAGATAAAGGGGATTATATTTCTTTAATACATTCCGTAGCATTAAGTTTTAATTTATTAAGTTTATTTCATAATAAGTTTCAAAAATCAGAATGGATAGATTCTTGTCTAGATAAAAATGGTTCTTGTGGTTATAATGGAAATATGTATTCTGGAGATTGCTGTGCTGATACTCCGCATTTAAAAGCATCTGAATATTTACAATTTAAAAAAGATAGTATAATAAATTTAAGTTGTTCTCAAGACGACAAAAATATTTATACAGGCCAAAATTTAATGGCACACCCTTATTTTTTAGAAGATAAGCTCGGAGAAAATCTAGACGTATTTGATACAAAAAACATTAGATTAACTGAAGGGCAGATTCATAGAATTAGAGTAAACTTTTTTTTATTTGCAGACGGCCAACCTTCTTTATGGAATAGTTTAGCTAACTCTATAAAAATTACAACGCAGAATGTTGATGATAGAATAGGATGTACTGATCCGTTAGCTTTAAACTATAATCCTTTTGCAGCAGTAGATAATGGCTCTTGTATATACGATATAGATTTTATAGAAGAAAATGATCAAGATACAACAGAAGATGAAGATGTAGTATTAGAAGATCCTTGTGAATCTTTTTTTGTAGATTCTAAATCTTCTCTTACTAGTCTTTCTTCAATAT